TTACGGTTTTAATTTCTAGCAAATAGCGATTTTCGACGGCTTCAGCAAACAGGTTGACGCTAATTGGATCCAAACCTGCGGCAAGAGCAGAATCACTGCGATCACCACCTTTACTGCCGGCGCCCAGTGTGTACGCAAACGGTGCAAAGGCGTAGGTCACGCCGCCGTAATTGCGCGATTCGTTAATCGAAAAATTTTGATAAGCGTAGGCAGTTGCAGCGCCTGCACTAGTAAGGAAGCGCGAATAGTTGACGAAGGCGAATGTGCTCATCAGATCCCAACCTTTTTGCGTGTTTTAACGCTGTTCTGCAATGCAGCAAGTGTAAGCGCTCGCCCGCGCTCTGCAGCCTGTGCCATACCTTTTTGATGCTGCTCAGCGGTGACGTACTCGACGCCATTGATTACTTGAGATTCAAAGCGGACATCAAGCGGCTTTGGATTGTTGATAGCAGCAACAGTTTCGCGTTCGCTACGTTCGGTCATTAAGCGTTCTGTAGTTTTTGTGAACGGAATAGAAGCGGATTGCAGTTCAGAGAAAGCGGCACTCGCCTCAGGCGACATTTCGCCACCTTGTTTCTGGAAAGGAAGATCAAGAGCGCTAACGCCTAGCTTCCCATCCGCGCCACGCTTAAGCGGCATAATTGCCTCAGGGCCAGCCTCGCCCATAAGGCCGTTTTGCATGGTGCCGCCCTTTGCATACTTGAAGAATGTGGGGCGGGTTACGATGCCGCCGGTTGCGAAGGGTTGGATGCCGTTTTGGGCGTAAACGTTGCCGTTGGCGTTGGGCTTGGTATATTTCATCCAATCTGCACCCCCAACACCTTTCAGTGGATCTTCGCCGCCCCCACCGCCACCGCCGGAAGCTAGACCAGCAAACATTTTCGCAATACCAATCGCAATATAAGTAGCAATCATCTTGGCGCCTTCTTGCACAAGAATTTGACCAACATCTTTTAGGAAATCAGCAAATACTTCTTTTGCCGTCGTGGTCCCTTCAATCAGTCCAGTAATGCCATTCGCAATCGAATTACCAACTGCATTACCTATGTTTTGAGAAACGCGAACAGCAAGAGCTTCGAGGTCTTTTAGTTCAGCCTCAGCCTGCTCAATAAACTGCTGAAGCTTGCCCTTCTCTTCTGGTTGTGCTGCAGTGGCAAGGTCCTTTAACTTGGCTTCCCGCCCTCCAAGGCCTTCAATTTTTCCACGGAAAAGATCAATTCCAGCCTCGGCTTCCGCAACACCTGGACCGCCAAGTTCAATAATTGCTTGACGATACGCAATCTCTTCCTCGTAGCGTTCCCTTTGTTTCTCGATAATTTTTTCAATCTCAATATATTGCTGAGCTAACGCTTCGGTCATGCCGGTGCCAGTCAGCTCTTCAAGCCGACCTGCGGCGAAAATTTGATTTTCATATGATTTTTCCAAATCATTTACAGTTGCGGCAATGTCTTTATCTGCTTGCCTTGCAGCCATCGCAAGTTTTTGAGCGATATCAAGACGCGCGCTCTCAATGTCTTCCATGACAAGCAGACGCTTAACCTGTTTTTCTTTCTCTGGAATGTTTTCAAACTGAATCGCTTGATATTGACCAGCAAGCTGCGCGATTTGTTTTTCGCCTTCAAGACGAATTTGTAGCAGTTGATTTTCCATCAATTGAGCGCCATTGATGCGCTCATCGATTTCGGCAATTTGACGCCTCACGGCAAGCTGCGCCATCAGTTGAGGCAGCTGGCTTTCGCGTTCTTTCTTTGCCTTGCCTGCTCCAGCTTTGTCGCTATCGAAACGTGGCAATTCTGATGGCTTTTCCTCGCTTGGAGCGGCCGCAAACCCAGGACCAAAATAACGAGAGTCAGGGGTAACGCCAACTTCTTGATAAAGAAGGCGAATTCTATAGTCTCCCCTTGCTTGATCTAGAGCGCTACGAAGACCATCAACTTTTGCCTGAGCAAAAGCCGCTTCTTTGCTAAGTGTCCCAAACTGCATAGCAGTTTGCTGTAGTTTTTCTTCTGCTTGAACAAGCTCAGACTGCAATTTAAGGATTTCATTTTTTACTTCAGAAATTGGCGCTTCATATATTTTGTTATTGAAATCTTGCTGCGCATTTGATGCATTGTAAATCGCAACCGCAGCAGCGGCTGCGCCAGCAGCCAAAGCGATCCACGGCACCGCTGCACTGGCAGCAGCAAAACCAGTCATTGCCGCTGTAGCGCCCACAAAGGCAGCCTTTACTTTAACCAATGCACCAACAATTCCCCCTGCGTTTGCCACGAAAGAAGCCACGTTGACCGCCGCAAGAGTTGCGCCAAATGCCGCAACAGCAACCGCAAGGTCATCAAAGTTTTTGGCCAATTGAACCGCAAGATTGCCAATTTTTGGTAAAACGTTTACCAAAATAGGAGTAATATTTTCAATAAATGGAATAAATGCCTCTTGGAATTGGGCGCCAATTGGTTGCAATGCGCTACCGACGGCAATTCGCATATCGTTATATGCAACAGTTAGTCGTGCGCCAGCATCTTGACTGGATCTCGCCATTTTATCGGCCACCCCAGCGTTCTCGTTTCCAAGATAAACAATAAACTTCATCATTTCATTCAGGCCAACACGACCTTGTTCAAGCAGCTTTTGCAGCTCAGGCAATGTCATGTCGTTTGCCTTGGCAAACTTGGTGACAGCGCCAGGCAAGCGCTCACCAAGCTGACCGCTCAATTCTTCAGCGCTTACCTTGCCCTTCGAGAACACCTGCACCATTGCGGTGATGGCACCATCAACGTCTTGCGCCGAGCCGCCGGTTGCTTTGATTGCTGAACTGACATTTCTAAATACCAGCTCAGCATCACTGACCTGACCGCCTGCGCCCTTAACGGCAGCAGTCAATTTGGTCATGCCCTGAATAGCTACATCCTGCGGCACATTTAGATTTCGAGTCGCAGACTCCGCTGCAGCAACAGCACGATTAAATTCTTCTTGGGTGCCCGCTGCACCTTTTAAGGCAATCTGCATCTTCTGGATTTGCGCTGCATAATCCGCAAATCCACCAAGCTGCTGGCGAAGCATCCCAACCTGAGCACCAGCAGCAGCCCCAGCGAATGCGCCGCCCACGCCGCCAAAAATACCACCAAGGGCACCACCGAAAAAGCCTTCAGGGCCGCCGAAAATACCACCGCTAATTGCAGCACCAGCAGCTTGGGCAACCTGCATCCCGCTCATCCGTCTGCGTTGCTGTGTCGATTGAAGCTTTCCTAAACGCGCGTCAAGCCCTTCAATCTGCTTGCTTGCGTTTGCAAATTGCTTGGAAGCTGGATCAACAGCACTTCTTAATGCATTCCATGCAGCACGCTGCTGTTCAAGCGACGAAATACTGTTGTTTGAAGCAAGAAGCACATTCCGAAGATTGACCAGCAAATCCCTGTATGACTTGCTTGCGCGAGAAGCGGCTTCGGCAGATTGACCTACCGCTGCAGCCGCACCGGTGGCGGGAGTTGGTGGGTTGTAGTAACCAGCACGTTCTCCGATCGTGCGGGCCATCCTTCGGCCAGGAACGTCAAATGTCATTTCAACCTGGCCGGTCAATCTGCGGGCACCACCGCTAATCGCCGCCCCAGTGCCGGCAGCCGTTGTCTGACCAGCCGCAGGCAACGCCAATGGAGTACCGGCTACGCCAGCCCGTACACGCTGACCAAGATCAGCAAGTGCTTGCTCCTGCGCGCGTACTGCCGCACGATTGAAGTAATTTGCTCGGATTGCTGCATTGGCCGCATTTTCTTGTGCAGTCGCAGCCTGGGTTGCCATCGTGCTGACATGCCGATAGCTATCGCCCAGCTTGCGAATCTGATCAGATAGCTGAACAGTCTCGCTGCTCAGGCTCGCAAATTCAACCTTGCCTTCACTGGTTGAAGTATCAACTTCTTGCAGTCGTGCTTTCAAGAAAGACAATCGCTGCGACAGATCAACTGCCGCTTCAGACGTGCCTCGAACACGTTGTCGATATTCTTCAAGTACAACTGCCTGTCGACCTGCTTCTCCCCGTCCGACTGCCTCTAATCCAGCAATTTGCGACGCCATTGAACGACTCAACGGCGATCCAGCAGGTGCAGCCGCAAACCGTTGACGAGCCGCGCCAAGCAACTCGTTGATTTTCGTCATCGACAATGCTTGGATCTGATCACGCAGTTTGGTAAGAGAACGGATTAAATCTTGAACTTCATCGTCGATACCAGTAAATGATTTCTCAAGCTCAATTCGGGTTTCTTCGGCAGCATTCCGCAATCTGTCATAAATAATTGCAATACCAGCACTGGCCGCAATTGCACCGGCACTTGCAGTCGGTCCAAATGCAGTAAATGCATTTGTTACTGCATCCATTGCCTGGTCAAGTCCAGCAACTTTTGCCTGCAATGCAGCAACATTGCTTGCGGCCTCATTTAGCCTTGCAATTGCCTCTGGGCTGACAAGTGCTTGCAGCTTTTCTCCCGCAAATGGAATTGCACCAAGGCCCGATTTCAACCCTCCAAGCGATGCGCCAGCTCCTTGAATCAAGCCAGACAACCCGCCAAGGGCACCAGCTCCACCGCCAGCAATGGCGCCGCCAACGCCAATCGCAGTAATGCCTTCTATGGTTCGAGCAACCTGACCAAACGCAGTTTTGCTTTGCTCGCCAAGACGCTTAAACAAGCTGATGCTTTGCTGCACGCCAGATTGCAATCCACTAATTGCACCCCTAGTTGCATTTACAGCATTTTTACCAAAGTCAGCAATTTCCTCCTGGCGCAGTTGACGCATTTTGAACGTCAACGATTCGATATCAGACTCAATATCGTTAAACGCTTGAGAGCTTGCGCGTGTTTGCGCCTGCAATTTTTTGAGTTGATTGATATATTTTCCGACTTCAGCCGAGCTGTTCTTTGTTGAGTTTGCGGACTTGATCAGCGAGTCTCGCTGTCTGATCAGTCCCTCGGAAGCGCCCTTCAGCTCTTGCTCAAGACGCTTAATCTCGCCGTCGAGCTTTTTGTACGTTGAACCCGTAATGTCAGCCTGGCTCTTCAGCTTGCGAAAAGCTTCAACTTGGCCCTTGATTATTGCCTCGCTGTTATTTGCAGTAACAACATATTCTTTGATACCATTAACCGCTTTATTGATCGCATCATCAGTAATATCAATTGTACTGGCTAATCCTTTGAACGCGCTTTTTAACCGCGTCAGCTCCTCAAGCCCCTCAAGCTTTACATTGAGTTTTATGGGAGGAACCTGGTTAGCCATCCTTGTCCTTGGCCAATTCGCTCAACGCTGCAGCCTCCATTATCTGAAGACCTTCCAGCATCTCGCGGCGATTCTCCACATTGTAAAGGTCAAACATCCCGCCAGCACACAGCATCACCTCATATCGCAACCCGAGGTAGCCAGCCATCGTCGTGTTCCACTGCGTCTGCATACGCAGGAACATCATTACGACATCCCAGTTTTCATCCCACACCTCAAAATCAACCGCTTCATCACGCGGCTGCTCAGGGAGGACAATGCCAAATGCAGCAGCGTCCTCCCCAGTTTTGTCTTCTACACGTTTGCCCCCGCCCGCCCAATAGACGGCAGCCTCCTTCAGTTTCCCTGGCGCGCGCCCTCGAAGGTTTCGGTGTAAGCCTTCAGCACACCGCGAATCCAGTAAGGGTCATCCGAAAGATCACGCATGGCCTCAATCGAGAACGGCACTTCCTTGCCGTCCTCGTCTTGGATGCCTTCCCAGCCGACCATGATCACCTTCAGCAGGTCAAGCTCACCCTTCTCACCAAGCTTCTGAAACTCCTTGCGGCCAACCCGCTTGAATTTCGCGTCAAAGGTCACCGTGTCAAAAGTGCCGCCGTCACTGGGCTCTTCGATGCTGACCGGCCAAGAGAAGACCTTAACTTTTTTACGAACAAATGCCATGCGTAATGAACGCGATACTCCAACAGCATACACCCGATAAAAAAGGGCCGCATTGGCGGCCCCCCGTACTTCACTCTCCAATCACAACC